ATCCTTGCATTCACTTGCCGACAATTCCAGCACTTCGGCAATTTCATGTACCTCTCCAACTGTAAACTTCAAACCATCTGACGCAAGTTTTCGAGAAATAGTGCTGGAGTCAACGCCGATTTTCTTTGCGAGTTCCTGTTGCGTCATACAGCGTTCCTTCAGCTTTCCACGCAATAAGTTCATATCAGTTGACATTCTGTTTCACCTCCTTGGAATCTCGCATTTTTGCGAGATTCTGGAATCAGGATACCACTCATCCGCCTAAAAGTCAATACATCTCTTGCATTCTTGCAAAGATTTTTTTCAAATTTCCATTTTTGTATTGCATTTTCGCAAAGTTTAGGCTATTCTCTTAATAAAGGGGTGATATTATGACCACAGGCGAAAGGCTAAAACTCCGTCGAAAGGAAATAGGGTTCTCCGCTGAAAAGGTTGCAGATCAGCTTGGTGTTTCTCCTGCTACCATTTACAGATACGAAAAGGGTGACATCGAAAAAGTTCCTGTCGACAGCCTTGCTGAACTTGCCAAAATTTTGCAGACCACCCCAGCATATTTAATGGGGTGGGAATCGCAAGCCGATCAGGCAGAAATCAATGATCTTCTCGCTCAGATTCAGGCTTCAGAAGAGAAAGAACAATCTCGTATAGCGGAAATGATTCAAGATTTCAAAAAACTAAACGACGATGGAAAAGCAAAAGCAATAGAGCGGGTACACGAGCTGACAGAGATTCCGCGCTATCAAGATGTCTATGCAATTGCTTTTGAGCAGTACAAGGAAAAAAACAAAAAATAACCGCCTTGGTCACCCAAAGCGGTTAAGTTGTATATGATGGAGGGGTCACAAATGAGGAAGAAACTTCTATCTGCAAGTCTCAGTATTATCATTGTTGTTTTACTTTTAGTCGGTTGTGGCAGTTCCGATTCGTCTGGCGGTACTATGGCAAGCGGTTCTTGGACACCCGGGCAAACATCTATCAAACTTCTTGGTGCATCATGGTATGCCGAAAACGGTTATATCCATGTTTTTTACAGCATTGAAGCAACCAATAAGAGTTCTCGTACTTTTGACGGTTCCTCCTTTAACATCACCTGCCTCGATGAAGAAGGCCGTGGTTTGGATTTTTCCTCAGGGTACATAGTGCCTATTGCCCCCGGTGATACCATTCGATTCTCAAATTCGCTCAAATATTTTGGTCGTGCGCCAACATCTGTCGATCTTCGTTTTATGGACAATATCGGTATGTATTCTGACGATTATGTACCTTATCAGTCAGCGTTCCCAATTAGCAATATTTCCACATCCTCCAGCAATGATTTTTATACAGTTTCCGGCACTGTTACAAATAATAGTACCGAAGAACAGGGCATTATGGTATCAGCTATTTTTGCACAAAAAGGTGAGATTATCGGTGGATATTTCACTTATGCAAATCCATTGTACGCAGGTGAATCCGAGTTATTTTATATTCTTGCACCACGAGCTTTTGAGGGATGCGACCTATATGCAGTTACAGCAAATGCATATTAACATCTTTCTTGGTTCTCTTCTACGCATCCTTTTCTAGTACATAAAAAATAACCCCGCCAGTGGGGCAAACACCAGCGGGGCAAAACAATCCTCCCGCCGGGCTCAGCCGGTGGGGTATTATGAATAAAGTTTGAATTTCAGATACTTGTCAATAGGTTTTTTAAACTTTTTTCGTGATGTTCGCAACAGTTCACATTTTTTGTGTATACTTTGAGCTTCGAAAATCGTATAATGAACTTGCAAGAACATAAAGTTCTTGCCATGACAATGAAAAGACTGCTGTGTCTTTGCTTGTCCGCTGAAAGAGGGTAGCCCCTCCCTGCGTTGAAAAAATGGGGAATTAAAAAAGCGGTGAGCTCTTACCGTGAGTAGAGAATTAAAAAAGCGGAGAACCTCTGCCGTATAGTGAGGAATGAAAAAGGGTGCGGGGCAGTTCACTGTTCCGCACCTTCTTGGGTTAAGGAGCTGAATTATGGGGAAGTTTCAATTTTACCACATCAACGAACACTATATCAGCTATTTACATAATGTCGATAACCGTGTCCAGTACAACAAAGGCCAACGCCGTCCTTACATCGGGATCGTTCTTTCCCTCAACGGTGTTGATTATTATGTCCCGCTGGAATCCCCAAAGCCAAATCACGCAAACATTAAGGGCGGCGGCCCTGTTATGAAGCTTGATGAAGGTCGGCTCGGCGTGATGGGCTTCAATAACATGATTCCTGTGTTGGAATCCTGTCTGATCCGCTTCGATATTCAAGAAGTCAAGGATACCAAGTATAAAATGCTTTTGCTGAATCAGCTGGAATATTGCAATAAAAATCGTGATCTTATTCTCCAGCGCGCAGAAACAACTTACCGCAAAGCTCTTAGCCGTAAGATTCCTTTGTATCAGAAAGTATGCTGTAATTTTGAAAAGTTGGAGCGTAAAAGCAAAAAATACGATCCCAACTATGTTCCGTCCAAAAAGAAGATTCACGCAACTGTACCTTCTAAATAAAATCTTTTCAGGGAGTGCCTACTTTGGGCGCTCCCTGTTTTGTAAATAAAGCGAAAGCATAAAAAAAACGACCCCGCCAGTGCGGCAACACCAGCGGG